TCGTTGAATCTTTTGATTTGATACATCGTAATTGAAATGAATAATATATGGGTTAGTTGGTTTTAAATCTCGGAAATACTTACCATTTGGAAATTCATCCTGGCTAAAATATTTGTGTTTTATAGTTGGTGTAAATCTTCTCAAATATTGTTGGTCATTCGTAAATGAATCTATATTTTTACGTATTGTCTTAAAATCTGTAATACTAATTGTGTTTCTATTAGATTTCATCCAAAAGAAACCAGTACACATACAACATCTTTCATTTGCCTTTGGTGAATCATTTTGTATAAATAATTCAGTTTCTACATTTTCTTTCAAAAGAGTTTTTATTTTAGACATTGGATTTTTTTCGAATACAATATCGCCATCTACAAAAACAATATCATTACCGTTTTTTAACTCTTTGTGTATTGCCGCATATTTATATGAAGTTAAGTTAGCCCAATCCTTTTTACCTTCAACATCGTTATTTTGGGGAGCTTTATATTCTATGAAAGAATGTAATTTTTCTTCAGCATCGATTTGATAAACCTTATTTTTTGGAAACTCAGATCTAAATAAATTATAAGAACTACTACCAATACAATATATGTGTAGCAAAGTTTCAATTCCAAGTCTTTTCATTGATTCTAATAAATTTTTAGTATAATGCATGTAACCATCGTTTGTTAAAGTTATCATATTCGTATTTTCAAGAATATCATGTACATTATCTTTAAAATATACCTTCCATCCTACTCCAATTCCACTTATATTATTTACATTCCAAGAATTTTTACCTTTTTCATATGATATATCTGAATTTACATAATAATTACAAGCCTTACCAGCAAGATGCCTTTCGTATTGAATTTGATTTGAAACAGTACTTCCTTCGGATCCTATAAAAATATCACTTTGCTCACATATATATTTTTCTATTAGAAAGTGAAATACTTCTGGTTTATTCATATGACACATATATTTTTTGGAAATATCATCTGTAAATACAAAATTGAATTTTTCATTTTGTAATCTCTTAAAAAAAGCGGTATCTTTTCTATCTGCCATAATATAAATTGGTAGCGTTCTATCTGGATTAAATCTATTTAATTTTATCAAAAAATTATCGTATTTTCCACTAAAAAAATTCTCTATCTTATCTGCTGTATGTTTTAGATCACCAAATCTAAAATGAACCGCTATATATTTTTTTGGGAGTTGTACTGTTTCAAAAGTATCTTTAATAAATCCTGCAAAATTAGTTAAAGAGGCGCAAATTTTTGACATAATCCTAAAATTTTCCGGACTTGTGTAAAAATTATAAAAACATCTACTGGCATTCGATCTTGTTATTTGAATATATTTCTCTTTAAAATCTGAAGGCTCTAACTCATGTAGTTTTCTATAAGACAAATATGTAGCATCACAATTTTTTCTTAAATTTCTATCACAAAAAACAATTCCAGAAAAATTACCAAGGTTTAATGTTCTGATTGAACCTTGTTTTTTAATTATATTCATCTTATTATTTGCTTCAGAACCATAAAATACTTCTATACCTTGTGGCAAATATTGTCTATAATCATCGTCAAAAAATTCAAGAATTTTTCCATAATTCCAATTGGCACTTCCTATGTGACATAATGCATGACGCACAATTAATAATAATCGTCTGTTTGTAACATTTGCAAGATATATTGCAGTTTCAAGTGAGAATAATTGATTACAAAATCCAACACCTGAAAATAATTCGTATACAAGATACTTGCCGTTTACAATCATAAACTAAAAATACAAAATTCTAAGTCCAGTATGTCGCACTTTTGTTTTTTAATATCAGCAACTATTTAATGATTATCTTATATATTTTTATATTAGTTAGTGCCATCGTTGGGTGCCATCGTTGGGGGGCATCTCAAAAAAGCTTAGGATATCTTGAAGGACATTTCAAAAATAAAATTGTAAACAAAATCTCTGCAACAAAGTACATATATTCAATTCAATCAGCACATGACCATCTTGAGAAGCAAAAACACATGTTTCCAAAAGTTTTTGATTTTCAAGAAGAATTACCACCTAATTCATATATTTGTATTGCTAAAAGGATTAAACAAGAATCTATTAATACATGTATTGGAAAATTAGCTTTAATACCTTGGAAAATTCCGAATATTAGTAATACATTATATATTGGGAATCACCTTGAAGTTTTATCAGAACACAGGAATTATGGTATTGCTAATCAAATTATATCAAAAAGTGTGAAAAAACTTAGTTCTCAAGGAGGATTTGGTATGTTTTCTACTAATTTTGAACTATCTATTCCACAAAATAAGGTCTATCAAATTTATTGGACAAAACAAAAACCTAATTTGAACTTATGTTCCATATGTTCAAATTTGATTAAAATCAACTTCAATCAAATTTCTTTTGATAATTATCCGGACCATCCGTGGTTAAATGTACCACTAAAACAAAGAGAAACCTATTTAAAATATCTGGAAAGTACTAATATTCACTTTTTTCAATTAAAAATAGATAATAAAGCAATTATTATAGCTGTCCAATCTATTATTGACTCTAATAATCACAAAGTATCGAATATAAAATGGTTCTGGGGAAATAAATCTTATGTTTACCAAGAATCTTATTTATATTCAATAACGAAGATTCTTGGTGATGATTATATTAGTATACCAACAATAAATAAGCCAAAAAATACAAATATATGGGACAAATCTATTTGTTATTTTTATGTTAAACCCGAAAAAATTAATTTTAAACCATTAACAGATTCAAATATATATGGTTGGTTTTTGGACCGGTGAATTTTTTTATTTGCTATTATTATGAAAAGAAAAGTAAGTCCTAATGCACAACAAGGTCCTACTCCACCAACAACACCACCAACAACACCATCAACAACACCAACAACACCAGAACCTCCAACACCTCCAACGCCAGCATTCCATGGACCTCCATCATTTGTAGGACAACCAATACCAACAACACCACAATCACAAGTATCTACCCAACCAACTTCAGCACCTAACGCTCCAATAAAAACCAGAAAAAAACCAAGATTACCAAAAATAACAAAAAAAGACCAAGGTAAAAAGGGTGGACGCAAAAATGGCCTTGGCCGTGCCCGCACAAGAGGTTTAAGATTAAAAAAAACAAAAAGAAAAACTAAGTTATTTAGGCAAAAATAATTTATGTTTGACAATATATGGGTGATAAAAGATATGATTTCCATATAGCATTTTGCTGTCCAGTTAGAAATTGTGGTAAATATCTTTCCTCAATATTCAAAAATATTGGTTTATTAAAAGCAAATCCAAAATATAAAATTTCATCTGTGTTTGCATATGATCATTGTAGAGATAATTCTGCTGAATTACTTTTAGAATATCAGAAAACAGACCCACATAATATTTATGTTAAAAATATAGAAAATAATAATGTATTAAGAACAGTTAGAATAGCTACTGCAAGAAATGCGTGTATTGATGTTGTTTATAATGAACTCAAAAATGTCGATTATCATATCATGATTGATTGTGATGATGTTAATATTTACAAATGGGATGTTGAACTATTAGACAAATATTTTCGTAATTTTGACAATGATGATTGGGATTGTATATCATTTAAAAGAAATCAATATTACGATGTTTGGGCTTTATTAATAGATAATTATCGTCATCAATGTTGGGGATTTGGACCTTATTCCAGAAAGGCCGTATCTTTAATGAAAAAATATGTTAATGGCAAATTGAGAGAAGCAAGAATAAAAGGAAAAAATAGTATTGAATGTTTGTCGGCATTTCAAGCATTTGCAATTCATAAAACAAATAAGTTCAAAAATATTAGATACGATGGGTTTTATTCAAATGTTAAGAAACTTATAACTGATGAAGAGCGTGCAAGCACATTCAAAATGTTTCGTGAAAAACATGGATGCGAAATTTATGAACACGATGGTTCACGAATTCTTGATAACAAAAAGGGGTGTAAAGAAGAATGTTGTTGCGAACACATATTTTATAATGTTTCAGCAACACGAAAAAATGGGTGTAAAATTAAGATTTCAATATTCAATTATTTCTTAATGAATAAAGGTAGAGGAGTAGAATTTGATAAAGACGCCCATGGTTACGAAGAACGCCGGCGGTTGCGCATTGCCGATTCAATTCGGCGGCGGGAGGAGTCGATTTGAGTCGAGGTCCTGGATCAGGGCCATCTTTAAAATTTACAAATGATTAGATAAGCCTATATATTGATGGAGAGATTATAATTTACTACGAATCAGATTTGTCCAATATTTTAGATAAAATTTTTCTTTTGACTTTAATATAGTCTGTTTTGATTGTTCAACTAATTTATCAATATTGATTTCGTTCCAATCTTTCAAAATAATAATTGGCATATCTTTATAAATAACATCTAATGTAGATGTTCTCACAATTGGTATAGACCCTAAAAAAAGTGCCTCATATGTTCTATGACAATCTAAACCATTACCATGAGGTGAAATAATGAATTTGTAATCTGTTATATTTTTCCAAGTCTCATTTCTTGGACATCTTTTTGCTAAAGTATTATTAAAGGGTTTTTTTTTTAAAGCTTTAACAGCAAGATGTCTATCACTACCATGTCTTTTAAACATTCTAAATTGAAAAAAAGAAAATGTCTTATTACTCCTCGATACGAACGCTTTTGCATCTTGTGCCATATTCATTAATTCTTCTTCTTGTTGTAAGGCTGTTTTCTGAGGTCCCCAATTCCATAAACCTTTTCCAGTTTGTACTGTATGATAATCTATACCCAATGGTATTGCACTAATTTTTTCATGTATATTACTATCTTTTAAATCATAATTTTGACAAAACCAATGCTTAATACAACTATTATTAGCTATTTTTTCTATATAATCTATTTTATGTTTTTCTGACAATTCAGTCGGAACACTTGTAATAGATGAACCTGTTACAAGAATTATTTTTATATTGTTACTTTCAATATCTGGTAAAATATTATTTACAAACTTATTTAATACACTTGAAACTACATATACGATATCATTATATTTAATATTTTTGTATGTGGAAGGTGGAAAATTGGTAGTATCTGATACGATTTTTGATGGATATATATCACAACTATAAGCTATTCCTCTTGAAGATACATATAAACAAAATCTCTCATTAGACTTTGTTTCATCTTTTTCATCTTTTTCATTTACAGACCTGGGCGCCATTAAATTTATTAATATCTTATAACTTATTTCTTTTTACTAACATTATGTCTGGGAAATGTATCTATATTCTTAATATCTATATACTTAGTTAATTTCTGAATATCATCATTTTCAATATCATAACTAATAAATTTTGCATCAATCTGTGCTCCAAAAAAATTTTCAACATCGTTGAAGTGTTTTTGTACAAAATTTATAAAACCCTTATCTGTTTTATCATCAATTAACTCTGGATTATATTTATATAATCTATTATGTAGACCCTTTCTCTTAAAAGATTCTAAAATTTTATGAGGGTCTCTTTTGTTCAGAATAAAAATCGCATTCTTATTTTCATAATATAATTGCTTATAATCGACTAACTGAGGCCAGTAACACTTAGTTTCAGATACACATACATCCATTTGTGTTATAGCATCTGGTTTTCTAAGATTATTTAACAATGGTAATCCCTTTTGCTTGTTTTTTTGAATTATTCGACCTATATATATATTATTATTACCAAGTCCCCCGCCCTTACACCAGTGTATTGATTTGTATCCTAATTTCTTAAATAGATGATAAAATGATAAAGTGCCAGATTTTGGAAAACCTATTAATAGTATCATAATAGTATTATATTATTACTATAGTTCAATGTTCAAATTACTATTTTATATCGCAATTGTGAATGGATTTCAAAGAAACTATAATAAATACAATAGACCATATTC